TGGTCGTTACATAAGAATGCATCAATTTCTTTGTTGTTCTTAGCTTCGCTAGTAACATCCAACGGATTGGTCAAATAGTGACGTCCATAGTTTAATGGATCATATAAGTGCCAATTACCTGCTGTGATAGTGTCTGATGAATTGAACGGATAGATAACACTACAGTTCATAAAGTTACCACTGACAGAATCAATAATAGCTTTACCTCGTCTATCAGAACGCATTACTAAACAGCTACCAGTAGCTGTACTTAAAGTTACTACATCAGTAGAACCTTTTTTAGCTGTTAGCGTAAATGTAGAAGTTGTTGGCGTTGTCAGGACATAATAAATTTGTCCAGCATCTAATCCACCAAACGCAGTTCCTCTGAATATAACAGGGTTTCCAACGGAGAATCCGTGCGGTGCGCTGGTAGTAATTTGGTTGGTAGTTGCAGCAGTATTTGTTGCAGTCTTCTTGCCGTAGTCATCCATAAGGATCTTACCAACCCATGAACCAGGAACCTGACCAGTTCCAAGGGTAATAACAATCTTATTAGTTGTACCACCTAAATCGATGCTTGCGGTTGTTGCATAATCCAAATCATAATTAATTGGACCTAGTTCAAGCGCATCAATAACTGAATCTCGATAGAAGAATACTTTACGCCATGGACTTTGACTAATACGATCTTTTGGTCTTACTATTGTTCTACGGAATTCATCGCCTCGAATTGAAACGCTGGCAGGAACTCTAATTGGGTAATCTTCATAATAAATGCCGCTTTCAACTTGAATAACAATGTGGTTTTCTCTAACAGTTTCACCAAATTCAATTTCCTCGTCAAGGCTGAAGAAACCAGGTTTTGTTAAACGGATTTGAATAGTATCTTCGCCTGCGCTTGTTCCTGGTTCGTATTTTACAATACTACCATATGCACCTGAATTAACACCTACTAAAACTTTTGCAGGAATAATATCGTTATTTCCCGGAGCACCTTGGTCAACAAAGCCGTTGCCTCCGTTATCAACAACAACGTTCCAAATACCAGTGCCAAATGTCGGAACTGGTGCAACACCAACTCCACCTTCGATAATGTTAATCATTGTTGTAACGTTATAAGTTAAATCATCGATAACGTCTTGTGTAACAGATTTGGCAGGGTTTGTTACTTGTGTTACTAAAGTTTGGAAACGTGTCGCTGTAGTTTGATTTAAAACTTGTATGTGTAATTCTTTTGCAAAATTAATAGCGTCAAGTGTTTCAGTGTATTGTGTTCCAATAGCAATCGCTCTTGCACTGGCATTTCTGTAATAGCTCTTACCAGCATTAATACTTTGATATGTGCCGCCTGTGATTAAGTCGATGCTCATAGCATCGACAATTAATCCAACATCTCTATAACAAGTGGCTTCGTCGTAGTTGAAACCGCCTTTGTAATTTACATCTAACCAGTCGGTAGTGCCAGTTGCAATATTATTTGTATTTAGGTCAATAATATTTTTTGTGCTAACAAGATTTGGATCGTATCCAGTAAGTTGTGGATATTCAACATCCGGGCCATCGCCTGAAGATACAATAGTGCTTATGTAATTAAATGAAAGTCCAAGAGCTGTTGATGCAACACCACCGTCAGGATATGCAACGCCGTCAATGAATTGAGGAACTGTTCCATATGTTGTACCTGGTGCTGTGTTTTGTATAACGTTTAAGGTTAGTAGAGTTCCAGCAAATGCAATAGAATCTAAAATTGCTTGATCAGTCTTGCCATCATTAAATAATTCGTTTCCTTTATAGACAGCAGCACTATTTCCTCCGTAAATCAAATCGTAAACAGCAGCTTCAACGCAGTCAACTATGTCTTGTTTAAATAAATCAGGATCAAAGTCTGGGTCTGAGGTAAATGTTGGATTGTTAATGTTTAACCATCCTAGTGTCTCGTCTGCTATAAAATCAGTATTTTGAACTGTTAATTCTAAAGCATCTTCATAACCTGATGATGTTCCAGCTGGTGCAACATAATTGCTAACTGATCGTGTTTCAATTCCGTATGTTAATAAATCAATAATGATTTGGAATCTATTTGATATTTCGGTTAGGATAGCAGGATCGTTGATAACAGGAAAATTATCTTCTACATACGCAACAGCATCGGATTGATATGTTGATTTGCTGTTTAAAATAGTTGTTCTTGCTGTTTGCAATACGCTTGCAGAACTTGAAAAGTTTGGCGGAGTTGCTATAGGCGCAGATGTATAATCTTCAATTATATTTTTTAATATTTCAATGTTTGTGTTAGTTGATGAAACTACAACACCACCATTTAATAAAGTTTCATTTCGATATTGTTTAACACTTTGTTGATAAACAGTAGCTGGACTATCGCTATTAACAATTGATACAATTAATGTTTTAAGGTAATCAAGTAAACTTAAAAACGGCTCAACTTCGTAGCCAGCAATCAATTGATTTAGACCGTCCCAATATCTCAAACCAGCCCATACAGTTTGGCTTTGTCCAGTATACATAAAGTCATAAATTAATGCCCATGAAATATATTGGATATCACGTTTGCAAGTGGTTCTATCATAAGATAAGTTTGGATATTCAGCACCAAGATACGCAACTGTTTCTGCTTGTAAGAAATCAATGTTTGCCAACATCAAATCTCTAGCACTTGCTTGACCTTGTGAAGTATCGGGTTGATTTGTAAATAGAATTGTTGGAATGTCATCACCTGATACAACGTTGATGATGTTATTGATATTTTGCTGAATAGAACTTAATGCTGCTGGAATAGTGTTTACTTGAGATATAGCAACAATACTAGTTTGTAAGTCAATTAATATTTCTGTTAATTGAGCTACACTGATGTTTGTTCCAGAGTATGGAAATAGTAAACCAACAAAAACACTTTGTAAATTTGATTGTAATACTAAGTCATAGCAAAGCGCATCGATAACTTGGCCAATGTAAACACTAAGAGCTGTGTTATCATATGAGAAGTTTAACACTTCATCACGGGCATATTTAATTGCTTCAATTGTTTGACTTAACTGTGTGCCTAAAACTTTTTCACCAGTCCCATTAAAATAGAATGTAGCCGCTCTGTTACTGTTAAAGGTTGTGTTTAATACAATGTCGTAGCCAACAGCATCTAAAATGTATCCAACATCTCGTTGGCATTTGGCTTTATCGTATGTAAATGTATTAACATATTTTTCGTTAATATAAGCAATAGTTTCTGCTTGAATAAATTCTTTGTTTAACTGCAATAAATCAAAACCGTCTTGATAACCAGTTACCGCAGTATTACCATCTTGCAAATATACATTAGTAATTGTACTAAATGTTTGATCAGGTCCAATAGTATAGCTTAATTTTTGACGATAAGGACCTGGTTCTTGGTTTGCCAGTGCAATAATGTTTTCAGCCGCAAGAGCTGCAGCTCCAATTGATTTATAAGCATATTGCCAGAATCGACCTTCTTTACCAATTGGAGTCTTTTGTTGTAAGTCATCACCGGTTGCTTGGCTAACATATAAATTTACAGCACTTGAGAATACTTGGTTATCCACATAGAATTTTGTAGCAGCTTGTAAATCGCTTGCGCCGTTTGGAGTTCCGTAACCCTCTAAAGGTGCTGGGTGGTCAGCAAGTGTTAACTTGCCTGTCATTGTGTCGCCTTTACGACTTACTACAAATTTACGTTGTACCGATTCTGTTGATAGGTAATTTCCACTTAGATCTGGATCGTAGTCTGGATCGGTGTAGTTTGGAAAATCTGGTTCTGCACGTGGCTTCAATGCTCCTGCAACTGTGTTACCAGCAGTAACTTTTAGGAAGTTATTGTTAGCATAGTTTACAGTAACAGGCATCTGATTTAGTGTTGTCTGCGCTGTAGGGTGTGTAGAGTTCCAAGAGCTAACAATTGCCGCACTTGGATCAGCCATACGAACAATCGATAAACCGTTAGCATTTAAATGGTTGGCTAATCTTGGATCCAAGTCGCCTGATAGACCAGTTTGGTCAACAGTGAATACAATGTTAGCATCATCATCGGTGTTAATAGTAATAGCACCTTCAGCAACGATATTTCTAGCTGTTAGTTTCTCACCAGCATTATCTGCTACAATAAGCTGATTAGGATCATAAGTCGCTGGAGTATCGCTTAAATCAGTAAAGTTAATTGCACCATCTACACCAAAAACGGCATACAATTCTGTAAAGTTTTCATTTACTTTACGGAACGATTCACGGATACTATCACCAGTACCGTCATTACCTTGTACACCAATATCGATAATTTGTTTTGACATTTATATTATACTCCGAAACTTGACCCGCAACCGCAAGTAGTAGTTGCGTTAGGATTTTTTATTGTAAACTGAGAGCCCATTAGCTCTTCTTTGTAGTCTATTTCTGCACCTTGTAGATACTGCATACTCATGCTGTCTACAAGTACTTTGAATTCATCTAAGGGTATTTCAAAATCGTCTTCGTTGACGATTTCGTCAAACGTAAAACCATAGCTAAAACCACTACAGCCTCCGCCTTGTACAAATGTTCGTAATGCTAAGTTAGGATTACCTTCTTCGTACAAAAGATCCTTGATTTTTGCTTTTGCTGAACTAGAAATTGTGATCATGATTGCCCTCGATATGATATTTATCAAAAGGATTTTATAACCTTAATGTAAATACATGATGTACTTAGGTCAAGAATACGCCCAACAATGCCATTATCGTAAAAGCAAGTATGGCACAATGCATGCCTACATGCGTAAGAAAACTGTACTGATATTTCAGTGTGATTGTTGCGGTGGAATGTTTAAGCGTGATCGCGGTAATATGGATCCTAAACGCTTAACTAATAATGTGTACCATGTTTGCGGTAACTGTGATGCTAAAAAGTTTGCCCAGAGTAAGGGTGTTGAAGCACGTAAAGTTTGGGATATGCCCGTAAGCAGTCTTAAGACAATAGACCAACTCTAGAACTAATAACGTTCCAGTTGATTATTTTCCATTGATTTTCGAGATATTTCTTTTTATCATGCTGATAGTCTAAGGCCCAGGCATGTTCCCACCAGTCTACTAACAGCACAATATCTTGCTTGATTTGATGATTTGATATAGTTTTAATTTCACCATCTCTTGCCAAATAAACCCAACCACTGCCCTGTATTTTCATTGCTTCTTTACTAAACGCTTCTTGAAAACGATCGAATGTTTTCCAATGCTTGGTAATAAATTCACCTGCGCTTCCATCTGGTTCGTTGTTTCTGCTCGGTGCTTTGTATTGCTGAAATAGTATATTGTGTAAAAACGCACCAGCTTCGTTAAAGTCGGCGTCACCTTCGCCGTCATTAAATCGTGTAACATACGCTTTGGCTAATTTACCATAGTGGTAGTTAATTGTATCCTCACTTATTGCAGGATCCAATTCGTCTTTTTTATAGTTTAGGGGCAAAAGTTCTAGGGTTTTAGGAGTTTTGCCTTCCTTCAAACTCCATTTGATGAAATTGTACATTCTATATTTACCTATAAATATTTGTGTCGAGTGGTCAACAGGGCATCCGAGGATCCAAAAGTTAAAAATTTTCCCTGTTTCTTTTTAACAGAGCTAATCTAGCTAATGGCAAATTGGCACTCGACCTTAGATTTTTATATCAACATAATCTAAACGATATTTGTCAAAGTGACTATCGTATAATTTTAATTCTTTAAACTTCATCTTAAGTAAATTATATTGATCTTCAGTCATATCTCCCCACGCTCGGTGATTTATTGAAACCCAGGATTGATGGGGTATTGACCTCATTTGATCAATAAATTTATTAAATTCTAAATCAAAATTAATATTGTCACGCAAAAAATGCCCAGCCCAGCTAGGAGTTTCGTAGTGATACTTTTCAAGTCCCCCATTTTTTTCAGCCCATAGATGATAAAGTGTGAACTCGCTTTTTATGTTTGATGCTGTTTTAAACCAGCTTGAAAATTCTCCAAGGGTTTGTTTTGTCCTTAAAAGCGATTGTACTAGTTCAGTGTGAAAAAATAAAGGGGTGCAAATGTTTAAAGTTTTTTCGTTAGGAACAATATTTTCTAATTTTAAAGTTTTACAATAGTCATCCCAGATAGACATGGGCATATTGAATTTTGCTGGGCGATAAGGTAAACGTCCATCTATGATAGGAAACATAAGAGTTCCCCATGCGCTAACTAAAAAATTTTGACTATCTAATAAAAAATATCCTGGTGCTGAAATATAATCAGCTACAGCTAATTTTAGTATTTGCTGAGTTTCCCACCCAACTGCCCACGGATTTTTGTCACTTGGAATCCATTGATTCCAGTTAGTATTAAATTGATCCCTGTATAATACCTTAACATTGAAGCGTGTATATTCTTTAGATATATGCTCAAAGTGAGCATTCCAGTGATCTAGGCGTTCATTGGGTTCGTTAACTACAATGAACAAATCTGTTTTATAATTGTCTGGTAACCAAGTATTATAAAAAGTTTTCATACTTTCTGCCTGCAAACAAAGCATGGGCAGATCTCGTATACAAGTTATAAGAACAATTGGTAAATTTATATGCATAATGTATATAGTAGCATATTTAACGCTAAATAGTCAACAAGGAGATTAACTATGTTAAATGCACTTAAAAAACTTTTTGGCATTAAATCAGCAGAAAAGCAAGAACAACCGGTAGCAGAAGCACCATATAAAGTGGAAACACCAGTGGTGGTAGAAGCGCCAGTAGCCGAAGTGGCAACACAAGCTATGGTTGAATCAGTTGCACCTGCTAAAAAGCCACGTGCTAAAAAGCCAGCGGCAGCAAAGAAACCACGCAAGCCAAAAGCACCAAAACAATCTTAATCTAATCGTTTAAGTTTTTCTAGGTACTGATTGAATTCAATCAGTATCTTTTCTTTTTTCTTTTCAATATCTTCTGATATTGGAAGTTGCTCTAATTCTTCGCGTTGTTCGCGAAGCATCTCAATACGATGAATTAGCTGTTCCCTAGATAAGTTTGAGCTTGTTTGTACAGTTCCATGCTGGCGAGGTTTTTTCCCTTGCTTTCGCACATTATGTCGAATTGGTTTAGAAAATTTATTGCCCATTCGTTTGTTTTGTAATTCCAATAAAAATCGCTATGTGCTCTTAGCTTTTGTTTCTTATGGCCAGCTTCTAAGAGCAACTGGTAATCTGGCATAGTGTTTGGGCAATGCCCAATGAGGATATCCTCTCTAGACACGGAGTAATGCATAGTAGGACGAATACCGCGCCAGCTATCAATGACCCTCTTAACAGAGTCGTCGTTTGGCTGGACATATTCACCTTCTCGTATCCAATTATGATGTATGTCAAGAACAATAGGTACAATATCGCTAATAGTGAGACAATCATATAACCCCCAAGAGTTTTCTTCGTTTTCAATAGTAATACAGTTACGTGCTTCGGTAGACAATTTTTTATAGGCACTACGGATACCGTCTGGGCCTTGTTTACCAGAAATGTGTACATTAATCTTAAAATCTTGAAATGTCTTACCATACCCCATGTAGCGAGCCATGTCTGTATGATATTCGAATTCTTCTAAAGATCGTTGAACAATGCCTTCATTAACACTAGCAAGAACAACAAACTGGCCAGGATGCATAGAAAGACGGGTACCGCTTGCACGAGCACTATCACCAATAAGGCTAAAATTGCGCTCAAGATAGCTGACAACGTCAGGCTTACGCCAAAAATAACTCCAGCTAGGCTCGGTATAAGCAGGAAGAATGTCGCTACTAAGGCGAACCATCCTAAGATTTTCATCAAGACCTCCTACACGGTCTACTAGTTTTTGTGTAGCCGCAATGTTTTGAACCATTAGGTCCCAAAGACGTTGTTCTGAAACATCTTTGCTTTGTCTATTTAACCAAGTTATGGTAGTTGTACCAGTGTTGTACTGTTTGGCATCATCATCTTTTTTGATACCATCTACTTGATCGGCGCGGTCGATCCATTTACACGCAAAGCCTATTTTGCCCATTACCAATGCCTTATAACGCCTGCAATTATAAAAAAGTTTGTGATAATGTATATTAACACAATTAGCGTACGAATGCAAGCAATTCGGTCCGCTTCTGCGTCCGAACTGCCTGATTTTTCACCTAAGGCTTTGGCCCAAAGCCTCCAAATGTTTTTAATTTTCGTAAATAGCTGAATTTGCCCCATGCTCAAATACTTCAACAGATTTGACCCTTACGCTTGGATTAATTGGATAACGCATGTTGCCTGATGATAAAAGTTCTGCCATTTTATCGTATGCCATTTTAGCAAACATTTCGCACCCAACTGCTGGTACAATTCGTAAGTCACACGCACCTTGACGTCGGTATGGCTCTACTTGTACACGTTCTGGATTGTTGTCATGTTCTGGATTTGAACTCCAACCACTCATTGCTTTAAATCGATCTAACATTGGATCGTCTTGTGCAATAACCAAAGTATGATCAAACATATACTCTGCCCAGTCTTTGAATTCTTTCATACCACCAAAGTCCATACACCAATTTTTGTCATCCAGTGTATCACATTCGAATATGAGTTTAATGCCAATTGAGTAACCGTGTAGTAATGAACAGTGACTATGTGTCGCTCTCCATTGTCTAAAACAGCACGATAAGCCTCGATCGTTTCCGTAAGTTTTTGTTGAATAGAATTTTGCCATTGTTATCTCCTTTAGATTAGCAATGGCGGCAGAATTTATATTGCGGGATGACGCCTAAGGCCGCATAATGTAATTATACAGATTTATATTGTAGAGTCAACTTTATTGGCGACTAATTGCACCAAATGGCAACCATTGTCCAGGAGCACCGCTATCGATGCATACCCAACCAATAAAGTTATCAACTGTTGGATTTGAATTCCAGCAAATATCACCTTTACTGAATGAACCAGAATTTGGAGCACTCGAACCTGTTACGAATTTTTTATTAGCAAATTGAATATTTCCACTAACTGCAAAATCAACGCCTTCAGGCGGAGTATTAATTCCGACAGTTAATGGACCAAATACCTTAACTGGTTTACGAGTGTCTTGTTTGTCGCCAATAGTAATTTCATTTTGATCTGCATAAAACTTTTCCTGTCCAATGACATCAAACATAATTTTTCGATTAGACGAAAGTTTACCATTACTAATAGTAAACTCGTCGCCGTCATTAAACAAAATTACTTTGGCATTAAGAACTGCACGACTAGCATTAATACGGTCCATGAAGGTTGCTTCACCTTCAACGTTTAATGATTCAAGTGTTCCAACCTTTGATAAGTTAGATTGTGTAACTGATGGTCCAAGTCCTTTACTAGATAAAACTGAAGTCCCATTAATCATGTAACTTTGATCTTCTGCCAAGTCAATAGATTCTGTTGACCACAATCTGTCTGGACTAGCCATCATTATAAACTGACGCATATTACCAGTGCCAGTCCATACTAAGCCCTGTCCGTATATAGCACGTTCACGACTTGTTTTAAATTCTAAGGGTTGATAGCGATCAATTCTGTTGTCTGAAACTACAGTATCAACTGTTAATGTACCATAAATTCTAACATCTGCATTTTTTGTAGACTCGTTTCCAAATATAACTTGACCATTATTTTTAATTGAAACACGAGGCAAGTTGTCTGTGATAAGCTCTAAATCGTGACTGGTATATGTTCCGATCTGCGCTAGATTATCTCTTGGTGAAGTAATAACAACTTCAACATTATTATCTACTACACTTAGAACACCGTTTGGGCTATCTGTATTAAGACCTAAACGACCAAATGCGCTGTTAAAGTGTGCAAAATCTGCAATAGTAGCTTCGCCTGAAACAACAAGTTTTCTTAAAGTTCCAAGTTCTTTTAAATTACTTTTTGTAATAGACCCGCCTAAACTATCTTTGCTTAGTACAGGAACGTTTTCAATCATATATGATTTGTTTGCTGCAAGATCAATGTCAGCATCGGTCCATAATCTAGCACCAGATCTATATGATAATTGTACAGATCCTGTAGGCCACGACCATTTTAAACCCTTACTAAACAAATCAACTTCATTTTCTACTGACCAATCGCCAACCGGTGCGAGTGCGGTTTTTGGCTCTTCTTCCAGTACTTTTAATGAGGTTACAGTAAGTGTACCTGCAAGGGTAACATCGCCTTGTATTTCGTCTACAGCGAGTTTTTTAATAACAACTTTGTCGTCTTGGATGGTAAAAATTTGGCTCATAATAAGGTCTCTTGTCCAGTATTTATCTTGAACTAAGACTAACCCTAAGCCAAAAAAATAGGGCCCGTAGGCCCTATTTTGTTTATGCTATTTTAAGCAGTATAGTTTCTTCGTTGATACGACCATTCATTTTAGTATCTGTAGCGTTAATATCTTCTAGGAATTTACGCAACTGTACTTTACCCGCAGCTTTAAATTCTTTGAGCTTTTCTTCAGGCTTACGAATAGTTTTTTGTATGCTAGTATGCTCGTTGAATCCTGTAATTGTAGTGCCTTTAACACCAAGTTCCATGTATTCGTTGGCAACATATTTGCCAAGTTTACGTGTTTTAGTGTTAAACACCCACAATTCTTTGCTACCAATAATGTCTGCTGGATTGATAGATACCAGCTTCAAAGGCTCGTCAGTCTTCTTGAACTTGAGTTTAGCAACAATTTTATCTTTAGGAACAACCTTAGCCTTACGTGGCTTACGATTAACTTTGGCTTCTTGCCCAAGCATATCACAAGCACTCATAATTTCTTGATAGAATGCAATCAAATTTTTAATTTGTTTGCGACTGCGATGGCTGTAACCTTCGCGCAACTGTTCGTCGGCTTTACCACTAGCAAGTTCTTCAAGTTCTGCCAAGTCACGGCTGTAAAAACCTTTAATAATACGTGCATGGGCAGCTTTGGCTTCTTTACCTTTAAGCAAGTTCAAAACTTTAAATGCCTTAGGATCGAAATTTTCTGGATCTGTTTGAAAACTTTCAATAGCGTCTTCAATTTCTTCAGTCATTTTGTAAGCAGATTCACGTACACGATCTTGAATCGATGGAGTAAACACCGCAGGTTTTTCAACTTTGATTTCTGCTTCTTCGTCAATATCGTCTTTACCTTCACGAATCACTTCGTTAATGCGTTCGCGCAACCAAGCGGCTGTATCGCGTCCATTGTTAAAATCTGCACGAACAGCAGGCATACCGCGAAGCAGACAACTTGCGATCGCACCCATAGTTCCGCCACAACGATTATCTTTAGTTTTCTTAAATGATTGGATGTCGTCTTTGGTGCAACCAATACTAGTCATCCATTTGATAACAGCAGGCTTCAAATCTTTACTGCTAAATTCCAAACGGTAGTAGTCCATAGCATTACGGAATTTTTTATTAAACTCGTCAGCAGATAGACTCTCAGCATCGTCCCAAGTTGGACTATGATCTTTGGGTGCTTTGGTACGATGTGCAATCACTTGCTTTTTGGTTACACGAGTTTTGGTTGCAGCTTTAGCCAATTTATGCTCCTGGTTAATTAACAATACAAGTATTATAGCACCGAAATGTACTTATGTCAAGCTCTTGCATTCAGCATACAGCTCCGCTAATTCTGGAAATGTGTCCAAAAAATTGGTATTTCTGCGTTTATCGTGCTCATCAAAAAACAAAGCAAAGTCTTTTAGATAATTGGCTTCGCGTTGCTCACCAAACAAGTATTGGATTCGTTCCAATTTAGAAACTTCCCAACCGTGGAATCCTTTACCATCACAGTAGTTCGACTCCATAAATTTTATTTGTTTTGCTATTTGAGCCTTGTATTCTAACGGAAGTATTCTAACACTCATCCATTTTGGATTATCCAAATAAGGAATGTCTAAATTGATTGAACGATCCGGATCGTAATGTTTCAATTTCATTAACAATACATCTTTTAAAAATTCTGTGTATGAAGTAACAGAAAGAGCATTGTAAGTTGACATTATACTAAAGTTTGCTTTCGGCACTTCGCTTAAGAATCTATGACAATTGTCTAGCCATGTGTCGTAGTTCATGCCGTTTCTGATATATTCAGCTTTTGAACCATACGCTTCAGCACTTGTAAACAACGTAAATCTTTTAACAGCATTTGTTTCTTGAATAATTTTAATCTTGTCAAGAAATTTATCAAATAGTTTGTCAGGTAAAACACAATTACTGTTAATAGCAAGTTCTAAATTAGGGTTAGGGTTTTCAATAATATAGTCAAGAACTTTAAAGGTATCTTTACTCATTAAAGGTTCACCGCCTGTGATACGGAATGTATGAAGGGTTGGATAAATTTCCGGCCACCATTTCCAAAATGCTTCAACATACGGATTATGTTCCTTGATAGGAATAGGCATTTTACCTTGATGCTTGGTGTGTTCTAAATTATTGTATTGAAGTGTAGTAGGATACCCACCAAATTTTTCAATTTCTTCCATCCACTTGCTAGAAATGTGCGGACTACAATAGGCACACTTAAAGTTACAAGCATGACTAAAACTAACTTCGAGGTAAGTTGGCTTTATGTTATGTTCCCAACCTGCTTCCATCACATCAAAATAACGAGCCTTGCCTGCCCATTCGTCTGTGCTTTTATAGATCCTATCGCTAAAGATATCTGAATCAGTTGGTGCAGAGTCTTCAACTTGCCAGCAAAAATGACACTCTTCTGGTCTACTACCAGTCATCATCATTTTACGTTGTTCTTTTTTAAACTTTGTATTGTGTAAAGCACTGGGATCCTCTAGAATTTCTTCTAAAGGAATTTGATGTGTATTTGGATGATGACAGCTATGAGTATGTCCGTTTTGCAAATGCAAAGTGACTTGAAGCCACTTTGCAAGACACATACCAGGACCGGTTCGATCTAATATTGTTTTAGCTTTTCGAAGCCAAATGATTCTTTCATCTTTCATGTCCAAAGACTCTCGCGAATCTTGATAAGACGAATCATCATTTCTTCCTCTTCCTTAGTATATGCTTCTTCAATTTCTCGAAGTTTTTTATGTGCTTCATCGCTCATCTTTTTAAGTTCGGGGGTCTTATCGGCACTACCAAAACTTAAACGACCACCGTTGGCCGCACGACTTGCTTCACAGTAAGCACTCCAACCACTGGCATCGTACGCATCAGGACGATTGCGATATGTCACAGTCCACCAAGTATAAAGCTCGATGATTTCCTTAGCGGCCTTGGCTTGGTAAGTTGGTTCAGCTAGATGTTTTTCACCTTCGTCGAGGAATTCTTCGTTGGTCAATGTAGTAGCCCAGCGAAGATATTCAAGCCCAGCTTCTGGGCAACGCCATGTACGCCAACGCAACCAACCTTTACGGTACCATGGAACATTGAACTTAGTCTTAGCTTCATCACTCCAAATGCAGTGATGCCACGCTTGTTCTATTTCAACAAAATCCACAAGCTCGTTGAACAAACAAGGAAGAAAGCGATTGCCAACATCGCACCAAGAGCCAGGTTTAATGTCTCGAGGATGTGCGGTAAGACGATGGCTGTGAGAAACCCAGCGATTATTAATATAATAGCGTATGTCATTTAGACGATCCGGAATGTAATAAACAAATTTTTGAAGATAGTCGAGTCCTTCTTCGGCAATCCACCAACGAATAGGATGTGCGGCTTTTGCACGATCTTCCCAGTCGTTCCATTCTTCACTGGTGCCGCACTTGAGCTTTGGTGTGCCACGCAACCAATCCGCAAACGGTCCGATTGTCCAATAATGACTACGCATTTTTAATCCTTTTTATCACCAAACAACTGCAATAGACTTAAGAAAATATTGATGAAATCTAGGTACAGAGTCAATGCACCGGTCACTTCTGCGGCAGGGCTTGAATCAGTACTGACAATTTCTCGAATTTGTTGTGTATCATAAGCAGTTAGGCCCATGAAGATCACAATAGCTAACGCACTAATTACCATTTGCATAACTGTGCTACCAATAAAAATATTGATAAGACTAGCAATAACAATGGCAATCAAGCCAACAAACATGAACTTACCTAGACTATCTAGGTCCTTTTTAGTAAAGTAACCATAGAAGCTCATTGTACCAAACAATACTGCCGCGCCCATAAAGGCTGTAGCAATACTATGCATGGTGTAGACAGCAAAGATAACTGCAAAGCTCAATCCCATTAAAGCTGCAAATCCTGCCAGTAATGCAATGGCAATCTCTCTTGGCGGATTTGAGTTAAGTGCAATAGTAACACCAAATACAGCAACAAGGGGCGCAAAAATTACGACCCAGTGCATAATACCTGTGAAGAAAAACTTCACAAGTTCTGGGTTAGTTCCAACAAAAGAACTAACCAACATACTAACTAGTGTTGCAAGACCCATGTAACCGTAGACACGGCCCATGGCCTGATTTACCTCACCTGCGGTGCGATAACTAATAACACCATCGTCTGAATAATTATGTCCAAACATGTTTTTTCCTTTATACAAATGGTTTAAGATCGGGCGGTACCCAGCCCACGGGTTTTAAAACTTTTCCATCTTCACGCTTACGAACTTTACCAGTTTCGTTGTCAATTTTGGCAAAGTTTGTTTTCATAACTTCTTTCCAAGCACCTTCAGCATCACTGCCCATACTGTGAATAGCACCAATAGTAACAACCAGTATGTCAATTAGAGCATCAAGTGTTTCAAGTCGATCATTATTATTTACAGCAACTTGTAATTCTGTGTATTCTTCTTGGATCAATTTGAGATACATTTTAAATTGATCCTGGTTAAATTCATCAACAGATTGATCACAAGCCTTCATAAACTTTTCTTGATCACGAAATGCGTTCGTCATATTTTTCCCTCATATTGTATTATTAATTTCTGGCTCTCTGCCCTCAGTACATGGAATTGGTCTACCGTAAAAGTCTAACATTAAAGTACCCCAAACTCGTCCATTGTCTTCAAATTCAGCAAAGATTCTTCCGTATGCACAGAAAGTTCTAGTTTCAGTAATTGTATTCGAATGTCGTGCAGTTACAGCCAGTCCTACTAATGCAGTCATGGCCAGAGTCCAAACTATAAATGCCCAACGAAATATTTTCACTTGAGACTTTCCAATGTTTGCCTTTTGGCTTCTTCTTTAATTTCTTCTTTGTTAATAGTCTGTAGACCACGAAACATTTCTTCAACTACGTGTATAATAGCATTTTTACCATCTTCAGTCAAGTGGCTGTATTCAGCACTTACCGAACTTTCGTGCCAAACACGTTGATTTTTTGCTAGTTCAAGCATCGCACCATACAACATGTCTTTGTGCATAGATCGTCGGATATCAAATTTTTTCCCCATTTTCAAACCCTCTAAAATGTAAGAAGCGCGGAAACCGTAAAGAATAGCTTCCATCCTGATTTTGTGTGATAGCGTCAGCACGGACCTCCACAACTTTGCCAATAAGGGCCTCACGAGACACCCAAAAAGAATCACGATCGGAATCACTAAACCCAGACCCGCAGTTAACTCGTATTGATCTATTGTCATCTTCACCTTCGCAAACTAAGGCACCTAGTTTACCTACATTACGGCCTGTGCCTTCTTCAACTGCCGTAACAGTTAATGATACTTCAATGAATGGTTTTAATTTCAACCATGCTACACTACGTTTACATTCGTAACCTGCATTAGGATCTTTGATCATAATGCCTTCGTAACCTCCATTGATTGCCATTTGATTAATTTCTTTAAATCGTGCTTGGCCTTCTTTTGTATCTAAATCAACTAGTTCATGACCAACTACTGCAATATTGGGCAGTATTTCTTTATGCTTTTTATGCCAATAGTAAACCATGTCACTACGATCGGATTGTGTTTTGTCCCAACTGCCTTGTTCAAAGTTTTCTAGTGGTAATACATCAAACAAATGTAAGACAGCGTCATTGGCTTGAACATTTTCTTTACGATGTACTTGTTTCATCAAGTCTTGAAAACTACTAGACATGACTTCGCCGTCTAGTACAAGATCATACGGTGGTGGTTCTTTTTTAACCACGGCACTAATTTGTTCTATGATGTGGGGGAAATTATCCAACTGTTTGCCGTTACGACTAAAAAGGTCAACATGCCCACTTGTACGCACAATAGCAATAACACGAACTCCATCGAGTTTGACTTCAATAAGTTTTTTGCCTGTAACTTTGGATTCATGATTTGCGCTGTCATGAGCAAGTTGGCAACTAAACACAGGAATAGCAAAATCTTCATAATTCTTCTCCACTACTTTGTTAATTGTTTTTTCACTCACACCACAACGTAAATCTTTAATCAAGATTCTGCGATACCAGCCATTCCATTGTTTCTTTGTAGATTTTTTTACGGCTTCAGCAACGGCATCACGGGCATCGTTGCCGGTGAGGTGACGATCACGTAAACTGATAGCAAGACTAATAAAATTGTTCCAATCAAGCCCAGGGCCGTCTTCATCTTTCTTCTCCGGTATTTGTTTAAGTCCAAAAGTTATCATTGGATCTAGTGCAAGACGACAACCTTCAAAGAATTGGACGTTGCCCGCTTCTGCTTGGGCAAGAATGATTGCTTCTTTGTTTAACCGACTAGGATGATCTTCAAGTGAAGAAATTACTGAGTAGCAAGGATCGCTCATGTTAGACCTTTAGTTAACTGTTCAAGTAACTATTATACAGTCTAATTATCAGTATGTCAAGTGATTTGTTGTTTTAAATGGTTTGCCTTCATAAGCATATTCTAACTGGTTCATTATCTTACGCTTCATTTGACGGACTTTTGGATGATTGTGATCGTACTCAAATGCTTTCATAAAGCGTCCCCAACCATTTGGACGAGCACGTTTTGGTACCTTTGAGTCTAAGTATGTTTTGATTGCTTTAGTATCCCAACCAAATTTATCGATCATGTCTTGGGCTAGGTTGAAAGCGTGGGCACCCATTTCATCTCGATCGCCATAATACTCTTGTTCTTTTCGAGTTCGAGCATAGTAGGCTGTGCTTTGATATCCCGGGATAGCTTTGAAGTTTCTAGCACGATATTGTCTAGTATGAATAATTTCGTGTAGTACTGTGTCTGCAAATAGTTGGCAAACACGCTCCCAACGATATGTACTCATACGCATAGTGGCAGTTTTAGGCGGGTAAGCTAATTCAATTTCAATAAAACGTTTCCTACCCTTCTTATCAAGATCGGAATAATAAGCTCCACCGACCCAAATTTCTCCTTTTTTTACAGGATTGAATCTGCTGCTTTTTACTTTAATAGGAAGATGTGATTTGATGTGCTGGCTTATTATGCTAGTAATTTCACCTATAGGAAGCCTTCTATCAACTAGTTCAGATTTTAGCTGATAGAGCATGGAATAAAGGGTCGAACGATCCAGTAAAGACCAATTGAACGCCTGGCGGGCCATAGCACACTCCT